ACGCTTGGCGAGGGACACGTTCAAGGCGCCAAACTTGCCGCCGACCACAGCAGCGGTGCCGCCGGTCGCACGCTTGCTCATCACGTTGTCAATGAGCGCCAGCGAGGTCGCCATGTTGTTGGACGAGGTGTTGCTCTTGGAGCCACCCGCCAGCACGCGGTCATTGTTGTTAGCCAGCCAGGCGTTACGCTGAGCGGCCGTCGCAGCAGCGAAGGGCACCGACACGTTGCCGTTGGCGGTGATGTTGCCCATGGCGCCGATAACGTCAGCGCGCATCTTCTCCAGCGACCAGACCTGGAGCGAGTCACGGGCCGCGTCACGCAGGTCAATGACCGACTTCTGCTCGTCCCAGTCCGACACCGCCACGGCATGGCGAATCACGCCCACCGGCAGGGTCATAGAGCGCGCGTTCAGCAGCTCCTCGTTACCCTCAAGGATCTGGTTACCGGTCACGCCGGCACCGATTAGACGGCGCACGGTCGGGAACACAACCCGGTCACCACGCTGGCGGGTCAGGTCTTCCTTGACCTGGATCATGTCCGTCATGCGAGTGCCCATATACTGGGCAAACTGGTTCTCGCGGACGTATTCCACCCAGAACTTGCTGTCCCAGATGGTAGGCGTAAGACCGGCGCGTGCCGGAGTGATGTTCATATCGGCCACTGATGCGGCTCCTAGCTATGATTGCGGGGATGCTTTGCGATTGACTGCTCAGCGCCCGATCACGGCTCGGCGGCGGCCCAGTGCTTGTAACGCCAGCACCAACACGATGCGCCCGTTGACCCCGGCGACAGGTTGTAGAAGGTGACGCGCTATTAACGCGCCACCGGTATGCACGTTATACTAACTAGTCGCGATTGCCAAATACATCATTGACATGCGGCGTGCCAGTAAAGGTCGGCGCACTACGCGGCGCTGCCGAACGGGCCTTGGCAAGACTTGGCGCCATGGTCGGAATTGACGGAGTGACTTGGGTCGGAACCTGCGGGGCCACGGCATTACCAGCCATCTCGGCTTCGATCTCGGCACGGATGCGGGCGCGGTAGGCGGCCGGGTCCTCACCGATCTCCTTGCGCAGCCGCAGAGCCTCAGTCTCCTGCGCCAGCCACTTATACGGGTCCTGCTGGGCATAGAGCTTCTGCATCAGCGTCGGGTCAGCCTCGGCAGCCTGCTTGAACTCGGCCACCACGGCGTCAACCTTCTCGGACCCCATCTCACGCCGCAGCAGCATCTCGGACGTGTTCAGCCGCTCGTTCAGAAAGAGCTGCTGCACCCGCTCGTGGTACTCAGCCGGCTGCTCGGCGGGATTGACCCAAGGCTGCTGGGCAACGGACTGGGGCTGCTGCTGCTTGCGGTACTGCTCCAGCTGCCGCTCAAACTCCTGCCGCTTGGTCCGCTCTGCTTCCAGCGCCGCGAGGGGCACCATGCGGCCATTGGCGGGGGCAGCGGGTTCAGCCGGCGTCTCAGCTGGGGCAGGCTCAGCAGGCGTCTCAGGTTCCGGCGGCGTCTCGGCAACAGGCTCTTCAACCTGCGGCTCGGGCTGCGGCTCTTCTTCAGGCTTGCCGCCGTTAAGGAAGGCGTTCAGGTCGTCACTCATGGCGCCACTCCGCAACCCAAGTATGCTTGTCAGAAGTCCCGGCCTCCACCATTGACGGAAGCTTGGTCTTATCCGTTAATCCGTTCTTCACGTAGTTAAAGGCCTGCTCCACCTGCTCCAAGGTGTAAAGCATACCGATTCCTGGCTGGTGAAGCAGAGCGATCAACTCCAGCCTCAGTTCTTGGTCGTCAGTCATATCAACCACTCCATGCGCCCGATTGAGACCCGGCGACGGTCTAGCGCCCGTTAAGCCCGGCGACGGCTACCTCGGATTCCGAACCATGGTTTCCGAAATGCTGAGGTCTCTCGACCTTCCCTTGTTTGGCACGAAACCAAACCGGCTGTAAAACTGCTTCAGCCGATTAACATTGCCTCCAAACGAAGCATCTGGCGTGAGAGCAACGGGAACACCGTTTTCGTCGGCAAACCGGGTTATATCTTCCATGATAGAAGAACCGACGCCTTGCCCTCTCATCTCTGCCGGGACAACCACCTGAGAAAGCCGGACATGACCGGCCCCACTGCCACCAGACTCAACCCAAATCTTTGTTTCTGGATAAGCAGCCGCGAGAGCAGACCGCAAAGGCCCCACATTCACCGTGGCCGGACTCATTGCCATGCCATTCACAATGGCAGCCTGAGATCTCTCGGCAGGCGTTTGAGGATTCCTCAAGCGCTCCATGTGCTCCATCAGAGTATTTCCAACTGGCGGCACCAACCCAGCAGTTGGCATGGTTAGCTGCGGCCCAAGGCTATTCATCATAGGCTGACCATCAATTGGGCTGATCTGCCCCATCAGGCGATTATACCCCCAACTGTCAGCCACCGCCGTTCTCCATTCCCTCCGGCTGCAATCCCGGCCCATCGACAGGAAGCACTGTGCTTTCCGCCGCCGCCTTGTGAACTGCCGCAATCTTGGCCACAGCGCCATGCGTGCGCTCGGCCGCCAACGCCTCATTGGCCGCAGCCTGGGCGTTCTTGCCACGAATGTCAGCCTGCGCATTGGCCTGCATCAGCGGCGCCTGCTGCTGAGCCTGTGCCGCCGCAGCCTTCTCGGCCTCGGCCAGCGTCTCCAGCAGCTTGGACTTATCCTTGAGGTTGCTGGCCGCGATGAGCGTCTTCCACGCCGGAAGCTGCATCTGCGGCGGCATGGCCGGCACCATCTGCGACAGGGTGTTGAACTGCTCAGCCTGCATGGCCGGCACATCCTGCCCTTCCTCAATCACGATATCAACGTCAAGGTCGCCAATCTCGTTCTCAGTGCGAACCACTTGCATCAGGCGCGGATCGTTCGGCACTAGTTGGAGCTGCTGCATCTGCATGGCGCGCTGATCCTCAGGCAGTGCCATCAGATCCTCAACCAGCGTCACCGGCCGGTTGATCGGCAGCCACTTGGACTTGCCCTCATCATCCGTAATGCGCAGGAACTTCTGTTCGGTCCAGAACTGGCGGGCGGCCATCCATGCCATCTCGAACACCCGGCGCTTCCACTGGCGCAGGCTATCGGCCAACGGCTCATTAGCAGCGGCGCCCCCGGCCTGCTGAGCGAGGATGGCCCGGCCCGACTGGTCACGCGGGTCGTTGCCGCTCATGGCGGCGTTCGGACCCTGAACGTCCATCTCGGCCGTGGCGTGGCGCAGCATCTCCATCTGACCCAGCGCCAGATCACGTCCGTTGTCGATCTCTAGTTCAAAGCCCTGATTCTTGGTGATCCAGCCATCCGGCCGGGCGATCTCCCGCCGGGCCTTCTCCTCGTCATCAACGGCACCCTGCTCGGCGATGACCCGGTTGACGCTCAGCAGGTGCAGCGCCTTGGACCGGCGCTTGTTGATCTCGTCCTGTAGGCCAATCAGCCCACGCACCATGCCGTACCGGTTGTTCTCCCGGTCGATGTAGGCACTCATCAGCACCAGCGGGCAGGCGGGGCGGCCCTTACGATCCATGAACGGCGACTTGGACGGCTCGGCCAAGAACCCGGCCCGGCTGATCGTCGCAGACCACCACTCGCCCCCCTCGGTCCAGTAGACCTGCACGATACGGACACGCTTGCGGTTGGTGTCCTGCCACTTCACCGTGCCAGGCCGGTCCTCATAGGTGCCAGACTGCACAGAGAAGCTGGTGTCCAGCGTGTCGGTAGCGTCGGGGAACATGTCCTCAAGCTGATCCCGGTCCATCCACAGCACCAAGCCGAGATAGCGGGCGTCGCTGAAGTCCCGGTTGCGGGCATGAGGATCGCGCCACAGACGTTCCCAGCCGACGTGGGTAATGGTGATGTCCACCCCACCCTTGCCGTCGTCCTCCAGCCCCAGCTCTGCCCCGCCAAGACCCTCAACGAGCATGTTCTCATACACGTCCGACGTGACCATCGGCATGTTGTTCTCATCCGCGATGAAGCGGAGCGCCTGCGTGGCAGCGTCGGCCCGCTCTTCCTCGGACGGCGTGCGCGGGTAGGCCTTGGGGTCAGACCGGGCCTTACGCTCAAGCCCGCACAGCAAACCCACCTTCTGGGCAATCTTGTTGATCGTGATCTCGGGCTGGTTGCGCTTCTTCAGCGCCGCGACCTCAGCCGCCGTCCACTGGATATGGTTCACATAGTCACGGTCACGCTCGGACGCCTCCCGCTCGTCCATGCTGGCACGCTCGGACGCCTCGAACCACTGCACCAGTTTGGTGTGCAGGGTCATGAGATCGCGCGGGTAGGCGTTGGGGTCCGGGGCAGGCTGCCCACCCTCAACCGGCACCATCAAGGCCGGGTCAACGTAAGCCTCACCCTGCATGGCCTGCTGGGCTTCGATAGGACCGCCCTGGGTTTCCCGAGCGAGGAAGTCGTTAAGGGCGGACCCGGACATTATGCGACTCTCCAGCTATCAGTCTCTTCCACTTCGCCAAACGCACGATCCCAAGACGTTAGATGCCTCGGCTTGGCCTGAGGCTTCACACCGGCAATCATCTTGTCCAGCAACTGGCCAATAAGGCCCAGCGCGTCCACCTGATCGTCATGCTTGCCAGCCGGGAAGCTCATCAATTCCGCCTCTAGATCCTTACGCCACGGCGCGTTCTGGTCGTAATACAACCCGCCAAGCGCCATTCTACCACGAATTGATTGCGCTCGGACAGACTTGTCACCACCACGGGTTGGGAACGCCTCACGGGCCACAAAAGCCCTGCTCTCTCGCATTTGCCGGGTCAGGAACGGCCCAACGCCCGACTTGATCTGCCCGGTTTCCTCAGCCCACCCGATAGGCTTCCACTGCTTCACCATGTCGCAGAAAGTCTGGACCCATACATCAGACGATGTCTGAGCACGCCAGAGGTCCAGCAGCCACAGCCGGCCGGTCGTATCCATGCCAATCACCGCATGAACCGTCCAATCGCCCTTACCCTCGGATACGGCGTAATCAGAGCCGCCATAGAGCCGCATGGTCGTGACAGGCGGGATGCTGGCAGACGGTACAGGATGCAACCAGTCAGCCTTGAAGTAGTCGCCGCTGTCAGGCGCCGGCCGCTGCTGGTAGAGGGCCGACCACGTACGGGTGTCAGCCGTCTCAGCCTTCAACCGCATGTCAGCGGCATAGCCATAAGCATCATCGCCCCACAGCCAGTCGCCAGGATTGCGCCCCAGCGGGTCGTCGGGGGACTCAGCCTGCGCTGGTAGGGTAATGACCTTCCACCGCCCTGGCTGGGCTTCCAAAAGCCTGCCTGCCAGGTCATCCTCATGCCACCGCGTCTGCACCAACACGACAGAGGCGCCAGGCTTGAGACGGGTCGTGAGGTCATCCTGGAACCACTCCCACGTCTTCTGGCGCTGGCGCTCTGAGTCCGCTTCCTCGCGAGACTTCACGGGGTCATCGATAATGGCCAGATCGGCACGCAAGCCCGTGATGACGCCGCCGACACCGGCCGCGCGGTACTGGCACCCATTGTCCGTGGTCCACAGATCCACAGCCTCATCCTTGGTGCCAATGCCCAAGGTCAAGGCGTGTTCCCTCACCCGGCCACGCGCACGGCGGGAAAAGGACTCAGCAAGGGTGGCTGTGTTGGAGGCGCCAATGATGGCCCGGTTGGGCTTCTGCGCCATCCACCACGCCGGAAACAAATCGCTGGCATAGGTGGACTTGGCTGAGCCGGGGGGCAGGAACAGCATGAGACGGCTGCCTGGCGTAGCAGCCACATGCTCCAGCTCTTGGATCAAGAGGCGATGGTGGGCAGCGGGGGTGAAGCCCTGAGGTGCCAGTGCGTGTTCGCACCATGCCTGGAAGCTAGAGCGTATGCGGCGCCGCTTTTGGAGTTCCAGAGCGGCGTCCAGCGGTGTCATTCGGACTTTTGCAGCTTGGCAATATGCATCGCCAGTTCATCGTCTGTCATGGCGTCGGCGCTGCGGGTGACATGGGCATCAACCTGCATACGGTCGCCGTAGACCTTGGGGGCCATCTTCGAGGCGTACCACTTGCGGGCATCATAAGCGAGGCGGCCTAGAGCGGCGTCCTTGGCAGCGGCAGCCTCGTCCAGCGCCATCTCAGCCAGGGCGTGGGCCTGGTCTTCGCGCGCACGCGCGTATTGCTCTGCAAACGATGGCATATCATTCCGCCACTTCAGTACGGTCTGAAACGCTGGCATTCCCTCTTCAGCACAAATCGACCGAAGGCTATTGCCCTCGGCCAACTTGGTGCAGATGTCCTCTGCCAACGCATCGCTGTAAAGGCTTGGGCGACCCACGCTAACCTCAATTCAGGTATAATTGCCTTAATTGTGGGCAAACATTCTCAAATGTCAATCAAATGCTCGGCCCTGCATCTTGGCTGCATATCGAGCCAGAGCAAGCCGAATGGCCTGCTGAATCCAGACGGTAAGCCTGAGGCTCTCCATCTCTTTTCGCTTGTCTTCCTGTTCTTTAGCCCACTGAGCCATCTCGCGGGCTTCATCTTCAGTACGTTGCATCACTCATCTCCCCTCGGCGCATCCTTGCTCAGCGCCTGCTTGATCGTCTTGGCGAGCCATTGCTGAGCACGGAGGCGGCCTTTGATCTGGGGCAGTATCTGAGACTTAGCGGCTTCGGCCCTTGTCTCATACCCCGTCAATTCCTTGATCCGATCCTCCGCCACAGCCAACCGATTCTCCAGTTCCCATGTAAACCCGAGAGCGTGGGGGGTGGGTTCCTCAGCCACGCGGATTCTCCCCCCGAAACGCCACGAACTCGACCATGCGCCGGTTCAGGTCATCCTGCCAGGCGTTCTGGGCGAGGATGGCGGCGCGGGCTATCTCGGCATTGCTCACCCACGCATTCAAACGATTCTTCTTGATGGACTGCACCACCGCCTCAACCAGACCCTCTGGAATATCGTCCATCACACTCTCCTTCCCTTCACCACCCACAACCCACCCAATCCCACCAGAAACAGCGCCAAGCTCATCGGCTCTGGAACCGGTGTCGGCTTATCACGCCCCGGAGTATCTCCCACAGGCGTTACCGTATCGTAAACCGTCCGGTCGTAATCGCCCACAGGAAAGACGGACACCGGAGCGGCGCTAGCGACAAGGAACGGAATCTCACCGTATCCACCCGCAGGCACCCCCGCAAACGCCCCAGGATGGCCGTACAGCGGGCTTTCATATCCAGGCCATCCCACAAGCGGACCAACGTCAGAAGGCCATAGCGGCACATCGTAGCAGACTGGACCGCCCTGTCTGATACCGGCGGGCCGGTGGGGTGCCGGATGGCGTGGGGCTGCGATGGCATGCAGCTCACCCCGGCCAGGCGCCAGCCCGATCTGCGCCAAGATAGCGCGATCCTGCGCGGCATAGATACCGCCTCCGACCACGGCTGCGGCGGGAAGGCAGATGGTTAGGAAGCGGAGCATGGGGTGGACTCCGGAGGTGTTGGGATATAGCCAAGCCCTGAGCAGTGCCGGCAATCAATATCCACCTCATCAAACATGAGGTGTTTTGGCAATACCTCATCTACCCCGCCATTAAGCACGCGGTTGAGGTTTTCTTCCTCCCACTGCTTCAACCTTGGGTCAAAGGGCGAGAAAACCTTGGGTCGAACGGTCTTACCGCGCCCACTCCCCCAGCATTTCTTGCAAATGGTCATGGCTGGGCTCCGGGGCGGGCGGCGACCATGGCGCGGTAGATCTTGTCGAAGCTGCCGGTCGTTACCTGAACCGTCGCAGGCCCTGGCATAGCCGGATGGTCCGGCAACAGCGCCTCCTGGCCCGCGAACGTCTGCTTCAGTGTCGGGACTGGCGGCACCAACACCCAACCGGCGGCTTTGATCTCGTTCAGAATGTCCTGCATCTCATCGATCTGGGCCACGTGCTTGGGGCCAATGACGGCGAACCCCTGCGCCTCGATGGCGTCGAGGGCGGCGATGGCATCCTTGATGCGGTCCTGCCAGCGATATCGCGTGTATCTACCGCCGCCCTCGGTTGGATAGTCGGCAACCACCGCATCCGGGCGCTTAACCATGGCCCGCGCCACAGCCTCCACCAGCTTCAGATCGTGCGTCATGCCCCAGCCCCCTTCTTCGACGGCTCAATAGGGCGCACAATCACCTCATGCGTCTTGGCGCACTCGTCACAGATCACGGCCCAGTCGCCCACGCGGTCGGGGCGCATTGCGGGCCAGAGCCGGTGCCCCTGCGGCGTAGGCTCATAGTCCACATTGGCGTCGTAGAACGTCTTGCAGGTGCAGAGGTCACACAGGCGATAATCAGCGGCGGCCATCCTCAACCCTCCTTCGACGGCGGCGGCGGGAGGGGCTGCCAGTGGGTTGGATCATCTCCTTCGACCTGGGCGTATTGGCTCCGCTCGCTGGTGCCCGAGTAGTACCAGCGGTTCTGTAGAAAGCGGCCAAAGCGAACCCAACGCTTTTCGTCATGTCCGCATGTGATTTGCGTCCCATCCCTCGGCGCCGTCTCGATGGGCTGCCACCCCCTGCTGTCTGCGGGACGCGGCGGGAGGGGGAGTGCGCGGATGGCGGCGGCTAGAGAGTTCCGATTATCCCACTCATTGCCAGGGAAACTGCATGTTTCCCCGGTGGTAGTAGCGCAGGTGATGGTACGGCCGGCCTCAACAAAGCGAGCCACAATTTCCTTGATGTCCAACCCCTCTGGGTTGAGGGGCAGGGCGGCTTGGGCGGATCGGGCCATCAGTGCCTCACTGGATTTGGGACGGACCACATGGCGTCAAGCTCAGCGTCCTCTGCGCCAAGACGCCACGCCTGATATCGTTCGAATTCGTCTCGCTCGCATTGCTCACAGCGGCGCTCGTAGTAGTGGCGCTCCTCGTCCGTCAGGACACGGCCACAGTCAGAGCAAATGAATTGGCTCATGGGTTCGGCTCCGGACCATCACCACCGTCCCGGATCAATCTCCACCTCTGCCCTCCAAGGGCGGAGGGGTATTCGCGGATGGTATCCAATGCCTGTTGAGCCATTTTGCGCATGAGATAACCGCATCCTGGATCGTTCAACGATGCGATTTTTTGCAAAGCCACCACCGCTTCGGTATTGCTCACCAGTGATGCGCTTGCCCGACGAATACAGTCCTGAGTGATAGGAAGAAGACGCCCCAGCCTGGTTTCTGACTTCGGGTCCGTCTCGATTAATGCATCCTCGACGTCTTGCAGGACTTCAAGGACATTCGCCCCAGCCTCCCACCCGCTGCTGGGGGGCAGGGCGGTGAGGGCAAGCAGGCCGCGCTCCGCAAGAAGATCGACCACCTGATCGACCACGCTTTCAGGGACTTTGTTTATTCGCGTATTGAGGTCGAAATTGATCTCGTCTTTGAGATCAGCCTTCAGGCGCTCCACCTCCCCCGTTTCAGCGGGGGTGCTCATCGAGATGATCTGCTCCGCAGCGTCACGGTAGATCGCCTTCTCGCTCTCGGCTTCCCAGCCCATGTGATGACTAGGCGCAAAGCGGTGCCAAAGGGCTATGGCGGCGGCATCGTTACCGCTGGCCGTTTCAGCGGGGGTGCGAGGGGCGGCATAAAGCGGCGTGGTGGTCACCGGCCGGCTGGCATCGAATGGGCTGGTCGCGGTCCTGGTGACTTCCTCGAAGTTGCAATCGCCGTCCATGTGCAGCGTGTGCAGGTAGGCGATGGGCTCCAGCGCCACAGCCGGGCTGCTATCGATGGTCATGCGCCCTGCTCCGGCTCAATGCTCACGAACTCGTATTCAACCGGCTGCGGCACCACGGGCTTGGCGCGGTATTCGAGGCCGAAGGCGGCTAGTATTTCTTGAAACGCTTCCAGGCGGTCGTCTTCCGTGAGGGATCGACTGGCGTAGGCGATCCCTGTCAACCGCACCACCTCCGCCTTCGCCAAGGTCAGCGCCGGGTGTTCGGTGGGGGTGGCGGGTTCTAGATCGGACTCGCTGATCCACTGATTGGCGTTTTTCACCTTAACGGTCTGATCATTTTCATCGACCATCATGACAACCGTCTCAGTCCCCACATCAAGCCAATGGATGATTTTCTCACCTCTGCTTACGACCCGCACCCGATCCCCAACCTTAAACTTCGCCATCACTTCACCCTCCGTGGTGCAGGCACGGACTTCGCCTGCTGTGTTGTTATTGAGAAGGCCGCTGAGTGCGGATCATCTCGTTAAGCATGTGAATGATCTGGGCATTCAGACTGCGGCTTTGGCGCTCAGCCTCCGCCTCCAACTCACCCTTCATCCAAGCCGGAAGACGTAGCTTAAAATCCAACCGATCTGCGTTCATCCGAACCTCCGTTGCGATAACCCATAATGGGATCAATCCCACTTTGGCGTCAACACCTAAAACGGAATCACATCCCGCCCCTGCATCGGCTTCCGCCTGCCACCCGGCTTGACCACCTCCGGGTAATGCCCCGGCGTCACCGCAGTCGGCGCCATGCCATCGGGGGCGATCACAATCAGTTCAAAGAACTTACCGCGCGGCCCTTCCGCCACCGTTCCTTCGATCTGATAGACGACGCCCGCGATGCAGATTTCGCCAACGTAGGGCGGATCTGCGGGACCGGCGGTGCGGTTTTTTGTGAGGATTCCGGTCATTTCCGGCTGTTCGAGATCGGTCATGTTGCGAATATTCTCAAACGGGACAAATCGGGATTGTACCGGGACATGCACGGGACGTACCGCTGCGGAAGGTCCTTGACAACGGGACACTGTGGGGGCAAGGGTCTTTAGACCCTTCCCCCCTTGTCCCGGGGGACCGGGGCCTCACCAAGCAATCCAAATCCGGCCTGCATTCGAGGCGATAGCCTTGCGGTTGGAGAGTTGAGCGACAGCGCGGGCAAAGGCTTTCTTCTTCGAATCCTGCGCCATGCCCGGCTTGGCCCGCTGATAGTATTTCTGGCGAAACTCAGCTTCCGTGACGCTCATGGCCCCGTTGGCCACTCCGACCATGCCAGGGCGCCCAACCTCCAACAGCAGGTCCTGTAGGATCTCGAAAGCCTCCCTGGCATCGCCGCTGAGGCTATGGGACTTAGGCTTGTTAGAGGGTTCCTTCTCAGGAACATCAGCCATTTCCACCACGCAGGTGGTCACAGCCTCTCCATGCCGGTTCTCGCCCAGCTCCACGACAGTCAGGGTGAAGGCGAACACGTCACCCTTCTTCAGTTCACGCTGCTTAACCATGGTCGCCTGCTTCACGTCGGAATCCTCCTGAACACACACTTCAATCTCCGTATCGATGGCAGCCCTGAGCAGGCTGTGACCTCTGGCGCCCTTGGCGGCGTCCTTGCCTGAGTGATGGATGAACAGCACGCAGCAGCCGATGGCGTGCCTGATGGCGTCCATGTTCTTCACCAAGGCCCCCATGTCCTCTGGTGAGTTCTCATTACCGCCAGCCAAGGCGCGGCTGAGGGTATCGATCACCACCAGCTTGGGTTGTCCCCGGTCATCCGAGACCTGGCGCAGTGTTTCCACCAGTCTCGGCGTGTCTGCCTCAGGGTCCAGCAGGTTGAGGCTGGCTTGGATGGACGCGAAGGGAATGGAGGCGTCCTCCATGCCGTGATGGTCCCGCCAAGCTGACACTCGGTTCTGGAAGCCGATGCCGCCTTCCAAGGCGCAATAGATCACGGGACCGCCGTCCACCCGCCGGCCGTTCCATTCCTTCCCTGCTGCGACATGGAGCGCCATGTCCGTGGCCCAGAAGGTCTTGCCAGCGTTACTCTCGCCATAGATCACGGCGGCGGATTGCTCGACCAGCACCCCTTGGATGAAGTCGAGGGCATCGGTATTCGGCTTGATATCCTCAAACCACGTCAGGCCGAAGGCTTCGGGCTTCAGCTTGGGTGGTGGTCCGTCTGTGTGACGCTTGGCGGCGAAGTCGAGGATCTTGCCAACCTCAATCGGCTCCTCATCCATGGCCTGCCCCCTTGATGGGCATTTTCATCCCTCCCTCTATTCCCGATTTGATGGTGGCGCGGCTTTCGTGGTCATCCAAGCGGATGTATCGGGCCGCGTCATACAGCGCGCAGATGGCCTCCCGCTCATCCAACAGCCCCCCACCGATCAGTCCACCGACCGTGAAACTGGCTTCGTTAAGCGTTGAGTTACGCTTGCCGGGACCAGCGTTCAGCACGCGGTTGACCTCTCGCTCTAGGAGCGATTGGGCGCGGCTGGTGCTGATGATGGTGGGGCGTGGTGGGCGAGGAGGCTGTGGTGGTGGTGCGACGAGTTTGAGAAGCCAGTCAGGCGCGATGGGTGGCGCCAGTTCCCATGGCGCCGCAGCCCAACGGTAAGAACCCAGGTCGTTGCGACTGGGCGAGATCGTGAAGGCGTTGCGACCACCCTTGGGGTCAAGGCCTGGCTCTGGATGACCTGACTTGCTGTTGATCGGATGGCCGGCATCCTGAAACACCATGAGATGCCCGCCGCTACCCGAACGCCCATGGGGCCGCTCAGGAATGGCGCCATGGCGTTCCACCAGCAGCTTAAGGACCGCGACACCATCGTCCTTGTGATCGCGGCTTGGTACATCGACATCCAGCGCCCACACGCCAGAGCCGGAAGGTATCACCTTCCAGTTGCAGCGCGGATACGCAAAGGACCAGCGGTCAAGCTGGTCCAGATCTGTGGTTGCCGCATCGATGTATCCGACCCAGAAGCCCTTCTTGCTCCGTGTCGCAGGCACGCAGCGCCACCCAAGAAGGGCGACACGCTCAATGTCTGGATGGAGTCTTGATTGCAGAGCGGCGCTCACTGGCGCACCGGGAAATACTTCCGGTGAATGCGCAGCACCCTCTTGGCTAAGCGGCGGTCAATCAGATCGCCCATGCGCTGATGCGCCAGATTAGTAATCGTCCTGGCATCCGCCATCGAAACTTCGATTTGATCGGCGCTCCACAAATCATAAGCGCACTCAATGGCCCGAACGCGAAGCTCATATACTTGCATTATTCACGTCTCCACCGTTGATGGAGCCGGAAAGGCATGGCATATTGCGGGCGTTACCCCGACTGATGCCGCCGTCACGGCTAGGTTGTGCGCCCGGTCTGGTCCCCACCAGCCGGGCGCTTTTCATTTAGCCTCAGTTGTCCCGTTCTGTCCACCTTTGATCGGGACGAACATCGTAACCTTTCGGTATCCAACCTGACGCGCAACAACGTCGGGGATCTCCTTGGCGCCATTCATGATCTGGCTGATCATGGCGCCCGAGTATCCCGTCTTCGCCGCCAGCTTGGCCTGCCCACCTCGTGGCGCGCAGTAGTCCAGTAGCAGTACGTACATTTGCGCCTTCGTGATCATGCAATCCTCCCCATGATGCCAATGCCCCACGATCCAATCAGCGCCGCCTCTGCACGACCATCGTCCTTGACGCGGGCAAACCGCGTAGCGTGAGAGGGAAAGCACTGCATGGCGCGGGTGCGAGACACGCCCTTGTCTCCCTTGGCCGGCATCTGCATCCCACGTTTCCACACGTCTGGGCGCACCAGAGTGTAAGGGATGGCGAGTGCGGCCAAGATGCCTTCAATGGTGCCGAATCCACGTCCGAAGCTGAAAGCGCCAACAGCTCCTTCGCCTGGCCGCGTCGCCACTTCCTCCAGAAAGACGTGAACCGGACGGTTATCGATCAGCATCCGGGCCAAGGCAGCACCAGCAAGACGCTTGCGCATGGTCTTGCCAACCTTGACTTCGTTCATCGGCAGATCTTCGACGCTGCACAGCTCGCCATTATCAGCAAGCCATGCGATGGCGCCTGATACGCCGGGGTCAATGGAGGCGATCACCGCTTCCCCCTCGCCACCGCCGCCGGATCAACGGTGCGGTTCATGATGCCGATGTAGGGCTGTGAGGTGGGTTTGGGCTTGGCGACGACGGGTGCGGGAACCGCCGCGACTGGCGCAGGAACAAAAACTGGCCGTGTTCTAACCGACAGCCATAGCGGCATATTCACCAGCAACACTCCATCCTTGATGGTATGCTGCATAGGCTTTGCGGGTTTAACGCCAGTTATCCTTGCTTCGCTAAGCTTCATCTCCACAACACCGCGCGTGTGATTGCCGCGCAGCACTGACCTGCCATCCGTGTTGCGAACCAGAACGATCTGGTTGGATAGATAATCCAAGCGCACATTGACTCTATCTTTGGGTAGCCAATCCATCTTTTTCATAAGCGTTCCATTAACGCTGATGCAGAGACAAAGCCTGCCTCCCCAACCCATGCGCCAAGCCACCGAAGCGGAGGCCGGCAGCGGGCTAAAGTTCTTCTGGCGCGGGAACGCCCCAAACAGCTTAACAATCCGCTCCTGCGTCTGCATCACTTCGTCCTCCACAGATAAACACCACAAGCGGTGCACCAGGCGATGGTGACGAGCAGGGTGGCGGCGGTGAGGGTGTAGAGGGCGATCATGACAGTGCGTCCAGTGCGCGCTGAGCGCGGGTGCGTTCGGTGGTGCAGAGGCCGGGATCGTTGGCCAGTTCGCGGAGGCTGGTGCGAACGGGGTCTAGGGGGTCGGGGATGACGGGCGGCCATGCGAGGCCGGCTGCGGTATAGATGGCGCGGCAAACAGACTGGATTTTTTCTGGGGCAATCCGAAAGCCGGCATCCCGCGTCCTGAGATAGACGTTCCCCGCCCATTGAGAACCACCAGAATAACCTTCGACACGGAGAATATCATCATCAGAGTCTTTAAGGATCTCTTCGAAATAATCACTCACTTCCCACTCTCCTTCTTCCCAGACTGTTCCAAAACTTCCAGCGTCACCCCGGCGCGCTTGGCCTGGGGCATACGGGAGATGGCGGGCCAGTAGATGGCGGGGATGATCCCGCGCATCCGCCACTTGTCGATAGCCGGACGCTTGGCGCCGAGCTGGTCCGCCATGGCTTGCGAGCCGATGGTGTTGATGATGTCGCGGGCGGTCACTTGGAGCGAGCCTTGAGCATGGCGTCCGCAACCAGATAGGCGGTTGTCGCCAATTCTTCCGCTGAAGCAGCGCTCATCACGTAATCTTCTTCATCAGTAAAATCTATAGCTCCACTCATCGCCAGCCCGGCGAAGTGGTCGCGCAGGGTCATGGCGCCAATACCCACGGGAAGTACCGGATATGAATGGGCCGTGCCTTGATCCAGTCCTTCCAAAGCATCCTTTGCCTGAACCAAGGTTACGTTCCGCTCGTTGCGGAAAATCTTGATCGCGTCGATGCGATTGCCGTCGCGCCACATAGCAAGCAGGTCCTGATCGGTATGCGCCATCATCTCTCTCCTATCCGACGCCCTCTGCGTCTGGACATCTTGTCGCACAGATGAATCCCCGCCGCAAGACATTTTGTCCTTGACCGTCGCGCGACGCGCCCATACTCTCCCATCACCAAAGCGGCACGGGGTCGCGGCGGGAAGGAGAGAGTGGGATGCGTCTGGAGCCAACCGAACTTGTGACCTTCAACCCCCGCCACGCCATCGCGCGACACCTGAACTTCGCGTTCGGGTTCACGCGCCTGGCGTCCAAGCGGAATGGGTATGACCGCACGGAGGCGAAGGAAGAAGCGATGCTGCGGCTGAACATGGCGCGGATGATCCGCACGCAGGGTGTTGGGAAGGAGTGGGTGGTATGACGCAGGTGCTGGAGTGCCCGCGAGTGATCGTCATGGAGGTGTTTCGCAACATGGAGGTGAACGGCCAGCAGATGTTTGGCCGCAGCTTTAACCTCCGCTCGATCCAGAGCATGAAGCGCCAAGTGAACAGCGCTTACAACCGCGATATCCGCATCGTTGAAGTGCCAGAGGGTTATCTGGCTTGGAGGAAGGCATGAGCGCTCTTACAGGCAAAGTGACGTTCACACGCTTTCGGCAAGTCCTATTGGACGGTGTGAAGGTTGGTCAGATCACTGACCTTGGCTCCCATCGCCCCCTGCGCTGGCAACTGCGCTGGAACAGCAAAGCGGGTCGGCCCATACCGACAACAGTTCATGCGTATCTTTATGAAGCGCGCAACGCCGCTCAGTGGGAATTCAATTCGTCGAACTCCGGGTCTGCGGCATGACCCTCGAAACCCGCACCATCGCGCTGACGCCTGAGCAGTGGCGGCATGTGGAGGCGCTGATTGAGGAAGATCACGCTAGCGCGGCAAAAACCGCAGCCTCTATCGACAGTGAGCTATTTCCTGATTCAGCGATGACCTATCACATGGACGCAGCTTTCAACATTGCCATCCTCACCGCCATCAGGAGCGCCACCCCATGACCGAACGCCGCGATCCATCCCACATCCGCTTCTTTCAAGGGCTGCTGTTTGCAGTCGCTGTTATGGTGGTGATCGGCGCCTTTGTGTTCGGATAGGTGTTGCGCGCCGGGCGCGCGCCCTATATAAAAACAGCGGGCGGGGAAGCCCGAAGGAGAAAAGAGTGACGCCCGAAAAGGTTGAGTCCCTGTTGCGCAGGGCAGCAAAGCGAGGCGTTGGCGTCAGGGAAACCTGCCGTCGCGCCGGTATCAATTACTCCACTGTGAAGCGGTGGAAGGCCGGCACCATGGAAGCCTCAGCGCCGAATTTCTTTCGGCTACGTCGTGCGGTGCTGGCGATGGAGGGTAAGACTGATGGCCAGTAAGTTGAAGGCGGTAGCCCCGAAGGCTGCCGAGCCGTCGCGTCCGAAGATCCTGATCTATGGAAAGCCTGGCGCGGGCAAGACCTGGGCGGCAATTGACTTTCCGTCCGTCTACTACATCGATACGGAAGGCGGCGCTAACCTGAGCCACTACACGGACAAGCTGGCCGCCGCTGGTGGCATGTATATGGGGCCTGAGCAGGGCGCCAACTCGCTCGATGTGATCATCGATCAGATCAAGGCGCTGACCACCGAGAAGCACGACTTTCGCACGCTGGTCATCGACAGCATCACCAAGGCGTTCGATACCGAGATTGCTAACGAAGCCGAGCGGCTGGGCGATAAAGCTGTCTATGGCGCAGAGAAGAAGTCGGCCGTATCGAAGATGCGCCAGATCGTGGCGAAGCTCGACAAGCTCGACATGAACGTGATCCTCGTGGCGCAGGCCAAGGATGAATACGGCATCGATGCCAAGGGCAACCGCGAAGTTATTGGCGAGACGTTCGCGTGCTGGGATCGGCTGGAATACGAGCTGCACGTCTGCCTGAACGTGGTGCGCCAGACCGCGACCAGCCGCAAGGCGAAGATCCGTAAGAGCCGGCTGAAGGAGTTTCCTGAGATGGAGACGATGCCGTGGTCTTACGAAGAGTTCGCCAAGCGGTTTGGGCGTGATCGCTTGGAGAAGCCTGCCGAGGCGGTGGCGCTGGCCACCGAGGATCAGGTCAAGGAAGTGAAGCGGCTTGTGGAATTCGTGAAGCTGCCGGAAGGGCAGGAAGCCAAGTGGTTCACGGCTGCTGGCGTGGATAGCTATGACGAGATGAGCGCCGAGGTAATCGGCAAGGTTATTGACCATCTGAAGGGGAAGATCGCAGCATGAAGTTCACTCCGAAGTCCGAAGAGCAGATGCAGCGCGAAGAGCAGGAGGCCAAGAACCGCTTCCTGTGGCAGCCGCAGGAATGCGATTTCGAGATTCTTGAGGCCGAGGACTACACCAGCTCTAAGGGGAAGCAGTCCATCAAGTGCACCATCAAGATCTATAATGATGAGGGGCGCGATCAGCGTGTCTACGTTTACCTGACACCAAACTATATGCGCCTGTTCAAGAGCGCCTGTGACGCCTGCGGTCTGACCGAGCAATACGAGGCAGGCGAGATCGAAGCCAACATGTTTGAAGGCAAGTCTGGCCGCTGCAAGATCAAGATCGATAAGAGCAACGACCCTCAGTATGCGGATAAAAACGCGATTGATATTTTTGTGGGGACTGGCGCCAAGCCGACTACCAAGCGAAGCGGCCCGGTGGATCTTGGGGATGACATTCCGTTCGCTCCTGAGTTCCGATAACCTCACACAACCTTACTATGCCCCCGCCACCGTGCGGGGGTAGCTTTGGGACGGTTAGCAAGGAGAGTGGAGATGATTCGGAAGATCATGGAGTGGTTGGGCGTGTGGGATAAGCCGCATGTGTGGACCACCGAGGACTACAGCTCGAAGCATGGGGAGCGCTTCCGGTGAACGACACACCCACGGCGCGCGCTCCAGTGACGGATACGATCTATGAGACGATCCGCGAGTTTCGTCTCACCAACATGCGCGATGAGGATGGCTGTGACTACCCGTTGGTCGATGCGATGACCCGCAACGGCCGGAGCATCGCGGATGGTGAAGAACAGATGCGGGATTTGGCCTATGCCATCTCTCAGGCCCTCGCCGCCGCCCCACCCCCGCCCGCGATTATCGGAGGCGATAGCCCGAGTGAGCGGGAGAAGGCGTTGAGGGAGGCTCTGGAAACCTTTCAGTCTTACGGCTGCCCGGCTTGCGGCGGCGACTGCGCATCTGCCAACCCGCCAGTCTATTGCTGCCCTCTGCAGGAAGCCCGCGCCGCCCTGCTCGCCACGCCGGCGGAGGGAGGCGGGACATGACCACGATGCAGGCTGAGATCATCAAGGACAGCGTGGGTCCGTCCAGCAAGCGAATCACCACGTTTCAGCTTCGCTATCCACGCTTCATCCATGCCGAGTTCATGACACATCGGATGTTCAGCCGGAATGCGTCCAGCAGCCGTGCGGTGCCGGTGGCGCGTATGATTGCGGATGTGGAGGCTGATCCGGTCGTGCCGCTGTTCTGGGGGAAGAATCAGCCGGGGATGCAGGCGCGGGAGGAGCTATCATCTACCCCAAGAGATTTCTGCTGGCTTGAATGGAACACTGCAATGCATGCGGCGATCAATGCCGCTTATAAAATGGCGCGTATTGGCGCCCACAAACAAATCATCAACCGAATCCTCGAACCCTACTCGCACATCAACGTCGTCTGCACCGCAACCGAGTGGGACAATTTCTTCGCCCTTCGCATGCATGAGGATGCGGAACCGCATATCAACCTGCTGGCCACCATCATGCACCAGGCCATGCGGGACAGCACGCCGCAGCCGCTCCAGGCTGGCGAATGGCATCTGCCCTATGTGGATAAGGACATGCCGCTAGAGACGGCTCTGAAGGTCAGCACGTCCCGTTGTGCACGTGTGTCCTACATGACGCATGACCAGCAGCCTTCCACCGTGGAGAAGGATGTGGCGCTGGCTGAGAAGCTGATGGCGCAAGTGCCGATGCATGCATCTCCGATGGAGCATCAGGCTATGGCGTGGAGAGTTGATCAGCAATTTTCTAACTTCAGAGGGTTTCAGTCTTATCGCAACCGCCTTGAGTGGAGTGGACTCGCATGACCATCGAAGGCAACCGCGAACGCATGATGCGCCTACTGGATGATGCCATTGGCGCCATGAGGGTTTTGGCAGATCAAGCGAATGTCTGCCGCGAGCATGGGCTGATGCGAGATGCCGACACAACAGCTCTGGACTTCAAGGCTTGGCGGCAGGATCTGAATCGTTGGGCCGTCGAGGATGCCAATGCCGAATGACCGCCAATACCTCCGCCTTGCTGAATCTGTCGCCACCATCTTCAGCAAGGAAGGCACCAAGGTTGGCGCGGTCGTCCTGGGCGATTATCCCAACCAGCTGGCTATCGGCTACAACGGCTTGCCGCCTGGCATCGCTGATGACGACCGTCGCCTAGACCGCGCATGGCGCCTGCCACGGATGCGCCATGCCGAAGCTAACGCTCTGTCCAACGTCTCCGGGTTCATGCCCCAGACGATCTACAGCACCCACTACCCCTGCCTTCAGTGCGCCATGGCGATCCTGTCCAGCCGCACTGTGCGCCGGGTGGTGACGTGCCAGCCCATGGGGCAGTATGCCGAGCGGTGGGGCGCGGAGTGCGAGGCATCCAAGGCTGCGTTTGCTGAAGCAGGCGTGGCGGTTGATCTGATTGACACGCGGGAGAGGGGAGAGTTCTGGTCGTGATCCAAGGCACGAAAGACACCATCATCGAGGAAATCCGCAAGGATCTGTTGGACCGCAGCACACGCGGTATCGGCAAGTATGGCGTGACCCTCGACAGGTCAGACTTGGACCTAGAGGCGTGGCTTCAGCACGGATACGAGGAAGCCTTGGACATGGCGGCGTATCTCAAGCGGGCTATTCGGGAACAGCGTGAGAAGAAGGAGGGTGTACGGTGACCCGCCCCCTCCTCATCCACCGTCTCACCCCCGAAGCCATCCTGCCCACACGGGGGAGCGCACAGGCGGCGGGGTATGATCTGCATACGCCGTTGATCGCGGTCATCCAGCCGGGGCAGCGTCTGTTAATCCAGACTGGCATCGCCATCGCCATTCCGCCAGGTCACTACGGACGCATCGCGCCACGCTCTGGCCATGCCCTGAAGCTGGGGCTGGATATCATGGCCGGGGTCATAGATGAGGACTACCGGGGCGAGATCGGCGTTTTAGCGTTGAACCTTGGCGCCGAAGCCATTTACCTATCAGCCGGTGCCAAGATTGCTCAGCTTATCCTTGAGCGAATCAGCACGCCGGATGTTGTCGAGGTCACAGCACTGCCCAGCACGGAGCGGGGCGGCTTGGGATATGGGAGTACGGGGCTATGACCATGTATGTTCTTCTCGTCTGGATCTGCACCGTTGCTTCGTGCGAGCAGCGCCCAGAGATCGGACCATGGGATTCGCGCGCCGCGTGTGAGCGCGCCATGGTGGTTCTGGCGCGGCTGCCGAACCGGGTGGTGCGGTGTGACGTGATCCACGACTGACAAACGATAACCGCCCGGCTCAATTAAGAACCGGGCGGCTTCGCGGGGGAGGGATCGGTCCAGGAGTGCGGAGAGTGAGGCCGCAGGACAGATATTAGGGAACCTGAGTGGCTGACACAAGGGTAGACATTGCCCGCCGGCTCCATCCCAGACCATATTTTGCCCAACCAGACAATGAAGCGTAGTGCAGCATCCGAATAGCCTGGATCTCTGCCGCCAGTTTCACCGGATCAACACGGCCCACAGCCGCCAGCGTCATGGGGCCAATCTGACCATCGGCGGTGACGCCAGCCGCACGTTGTAGGAACTTGGCGGCAGCGCCCACGCCTTGGTTTACGCCGGCATCGAACACCACCAGAGCCACAGCCCAGGGCATGGAACCACAGCGGAGCTTGTCCCAATAGTCACGGCGGTAGATGCCCAGCGCATCGGCATGGGTCAGGGTCTTGATGTTCAGGCTGGGATAAGCGCGCTTCGAGATGCCCCACTGCGTTTCGCCGCCGGGGTCGTCCTTGTCGTTCACGTAGCCGCCCTCATGGGCGATGATGAGCGCTGCGGCAGCGGGGTAGAAGTCGGTCATGCCACGCCCGCCTTCTGCCGCGCCACCTCTTCCTGAATGGCGTTCACCAGCCCCGGCATCGTAGAACCGGAGTTTTGCATGGCCTGCGGCTTGGAAGCGGCGATCTCCTTGGCTGCCGTGATGGCGCTGATCGTCGGACTGGCCGGGTCAAGGATCTGTGCAGCCTTGGCCTTCACAGACACCTCAAGCCGGTTTACAGCAGAGGTGGTGATCTTCTCGGCCAGCCACTGGCGCGCCACGGGTAGCAGCAGGGTCACGCCATAACCGGCGACGCCCATGACGCCAACGGCGAACGTGCGAAGCAGCAAGTCCAGCCCCATGCGAATCTCGTCCCAGCTCTCCATCTTAGTTCTCTCTCGGTTTAGGTGGTGGGGGAAGCGGCGGAGGTTGATTCCATATCACACCATAGTCCCTGCGATCATCGGGGAACCCTCGCAGGCGGCAACGCCGGGGCACCTGGCGCGCCGCGAAGGCCGGTGATGGAACGAACGTCAGACCTAAATTCTTGGAAGTCGCCCCGCAGGCTGCCGATGCTGTCGGCAATACGCCCCATACGGTCATCTTGCGACTCGTTCGCCTTCTCAACGGCTAGAAGCCGGCGCTCTACATTGGCCTGATCGGCCACGAGGCGCGGGATGGCGGATGTTTCTGCCCTGATGCCTGAGATCATGGCCTGCACTTCGCTCAGCTTGTTGCTCAGATTGGTGGAATTGACCTGGCCCTGCACGGCCCAGGCAATCACCAACACGCAACCCGTCACGACCGGCCACCACCCGAGATAGTCACTCGGTCTGAATGGGCGGGGTTGGCTATCTGGCATTACGCCCATTCCTCATGGTTGTTGATATATATTACACAACCTTTGAGATGGTTGGGAGTGGCAAGAAATGTGGGGCCGGAAGCAGATGCCGCCGGCCCCGAAGACATTAAAGCCCGTATTTCTGGCGCATGTTCGCCAAGATCGTGCCGACGTTCGCCTTGGTCGGGTTCTTCAGCAGCACGCCCTCGACAAACTGGCCGGCGATGGCATCCTGGTTGCCTTCACCACGGTTGCCGATATGCAGTGCACCCGCACCGAAGGTCGCCGTAAAGCCCCCGGCGCCGTCAGTCACCACGCCTGCGGCATTGATGAACACATTGCCATCCGTCGTGTAACCAACGCCCGCCGCAAGCATGGCGTTCGCGGTAAAGGGTGCCCCTTCCACCTGCTGGAACTGCCCAGCCTTGGAGCGCAGGGTGGACACCCGATAGGTCATGGCGATCAGGCCGGCGCTGGTTTCATTGTCGTAGTCATGGGTCTGGCCGGTGGCCAGAAACGTCACCATGCGCTGAGCGGAGTTGGACCCGTACTGCGACAGAAACACGCCTACGAAACCGAGGCCGCGGGAATTGATGTTCAGCCCCGGAACCAGCAGCTTCTGCGTGCCGTTGAAGTCCACCGCCACGAAACCATCCAGCTTCGACAGAAGCGCCTGGTTCTGGATCACCCGCCCGGCATCCGCATAGGGCGTTGTTGCGTGCAGCCCGTTGAACTGGCCGGTCACGCGCACCGGCTTAGCCACGAACTTGGTGCCGGCAGCAGCCAAATAAGCGTCTCGGCTGGCCACGCCATCGGTCATCATCACCGGGATCGGCGTCTCAGCGTCCTGCTGCAACCGGGCGATCTCGCCGTTCGCAGCATAGGCCGTGGTCAGCCGGCGGTTGAAGGACCACCCCTCAACGATATCGCCATCATCGATGCCGAAAATATTGGTCCCCGGCGTCACCACCGCTGTCGAAACGGTGACGGACAGGTTGACCACCGCGCTGGTGCCGGCGGCATTGGTCAACGATACCGGCACCACCTGCGTGCCCGGCGCCTGGCCGGAGAGATCGGTCTTGGGGTAGAGGACGTTGCCGTTGCGGATCTCGTACACGTTCGCATAGGGCGAGCCAACGGTACCGTATGCAGGCGCACCGCCGGTGTAGGCGATGGTCTTGATCGCATCGGAAGAAGTGGCGCTGGTGGACGCCGATGCGGTCTGCCCGCTGGTCACCACCGGTGCGGTCAGCGCGGCCGCCCGGGTCTGGCCATAGCGGACAATCGAGAAGTCCACGTCGTTCCGCAGCGTGTTGTTGTCGGTATACGTCTTGCCACGCGGCCAACCAGCGATGATCGACAGAGCGGTCTCCACGCCACTCGTCGGCAGGCCGAAGGTCTCGCAGAGATTGCGATATTCGTACATCAGGGCGAGCAAGCGGAGCGGGTAATCGTTGCCCACATCCACCGCCACGTTCGCGAAGTTGTCGCCGCGCGTCGTGATGCCGCCGCCACCGTTATAGGAGCCCAGCGCCGCATAGGTGCTGGTCCAGGTGCCGGCAGTCAGCGGAGCCCCGGTCGGGCCGCCGGGCGTCGCGAACCGCAGGTTATACTGCGACACGTCGGCGCCGAACCAGCCCGTCTGGTTCTGCATCAGCCGGATGAACATCTCGCAGATGCGCTGGGCGTTCTCGACTGCGCCCTCGTACTTCATGAAGGCGCCACGGACACGCATCTGCGCGTCCATCATCATCTGCCACGGCGCGCCCTGCCCGCCCTGATCGCCGTAGACCCACTCCTCGCAAGCGCCGGCCAGAACCGGACCCTGGGCTGCCGACAGCTGCGCCCACCGGGCATTGTGTCGGCGAAAGGAGGCTTCGGAGATGATCTGATGAAGACCGCCGTACTGCTCGGCCGCCGGAGCGAGCGCACCGACATTCTGATGCTGGCGACGCTTCCAGGCCTGGCCGCGCACCTGGTTGCCACGGACGATGTTGGCACCCTCGCCCAACTCGGCCAGCTTGGCACGCCGGGCGGCCTTGCCAGCCGGCGTGTCGGAGCCATTCCCGGCGGCCTGGGCGAGGTCGCCGCGCTCGCTGCCGTTGGGTGCCGCCTTCATCACGCCATAGGACGCCTGCCCCAGCAGGCCATCCAGGAACGAACGGCGGCCGGTGAAGGCATAGGGCACGGTGAAGCTGTCGGGCCAGTGGCCTTCTTCCACAACCCAGTCGCCATACGAGTAGTCAATCTGGCCATCCGTGTATTTCCGGCGGCCGTTGCTCTCAATGAAATCCGGGTCCTGATAGAACAGCCGGCTGTAGGGTCGGTCGATCGGGTTGACCCACTGGCCGTTGGCAAAGTCGAAGCAATGCTGGGGGATGCCAAGCGCCGCTTCTGCCTGGCCGATGGCATAGGCGCGAGCGCGCTTGTCGCCGCTGATCATCCATGCGGCGTTCGGCTGCGTCGTCTCGCCCACGTCGCCGCGCGCGCCGCTGAAGCCCATGTCCTTCTGAATGTCGCGGTTCGAATAGGGCGTGTTCCAGTCGGACTGGCCCATCTTGGAGGCATAGAACTGGAGCTTGCTCTCCAGGATGCCCAGGCCCTTGTCGTAGTTGGCGATGATGCCGGTGGGGGAGACGTACTCCGGGTCCGGCTTCATGATCACCGCGTCATCGGTCACCGCCTGCCCCTGCGCATCCCACCGCGCGCGCAGCGGCACGGACGAGTAGAGCCAGGACCGGGTGATGGCCAAGGTCTTGGTGAACCCGTTGTCGCCCACGATCTTCAGCGTGAACGAGGCGTCGCCCATGTTCGGCACGAAGCAGCGCCGGTTCCAGGGATTGGCTTCCAGCAGGATTGAGCCGTCCGAATAAGTGGCCAGATCAATCAGCACGTCCACGTTGGTATTGCCGCCCACTGCGGCGCGGGACGGCGAGAAGGTCTGCCGGGTCTGCGCGCAGAGCGGACCGCTGAACCAGCGGTTGCTGTCGAGCTGGGCCACGCAGTTGAAGGTCTCCGTGGTGGAACCATTGCTGATCTCCACCCGGGCAGTGCGGCCGGACAGGGCCGTGGCCATGTTGATCGGGGTGCCGGTCGCGGTGACGCCATCACGCCAGACGCTGGCACTGTTCAGCGCGCCGTTGGACAGCGCCGGCGCCGGGATGTGCAGCACCGCGTGACGAAAGCTGCCATCCGGCCAAGTGTTGCCCTTGTAGTCCACCTGCGTGGTGACCCGGGTGCCATTGGCCAAGCGGACGCTCAGCGCGTCGCCCGCATTCAGGTCGCCCTGGCGCATGGGCAGCCCGAAGGTGTGGACCGTGCCGGCCGGCGCGCCCGTGCCCTCCATCGGATAGGCGGCGAGTTGGCGAGCGGTGCCGGGGTCCACCGGGGTCACAACCTCGGTGATGGTCACCGGCAAGGTGGTGGTCACCGGATCAGCACCAGGAAGCGTGTCGGTGAAGGTGAAATTGACGGTGCCGGGCGAGAACGCGATCCCGCCGCTCTCAATCACGGTCTGATTGCTGTTAGACCGATAGCGGGCGCGCCCATCGTTGGGAGAAAGCGCGGAACGCGTGGCGCCAGATTGAACGTTTGACACCACAAACAACGTGGTGCCTTCCGGCACCGCGTCGGCCACTTCACTGCGGCTTGCTGGCGAGAACGTGGGGGGAACCAAGACGCCAGGCTCAGGAGTGGAGCCGCCACCGCCCGGCAAATAACCGCCATCGTCCAGAATTTGCTGCACCAGAGAACGCGCAGTGTCAGCATCGATCTTATTCGGCACCACGCCTTCCAGCGCGGCAACCCGCGCCGTGATTCCGGTCTTGGCCAGAATGGCCTCGGGAGACGTTTTCAGCGGTCCCTGCCCAACCTTGGCTACAGGAATAACATGCCCTGCATCCAGAACAGAAACCGGGGTTGCGTCAGTGATCTTTGCCATTCAGCCGAACTCCACCAGGGAACCATCGTCCCATTGCAAAACGTTGGGTTGCAAATCAGCCAAAGCTTCGGCCACGGCCTGTCTCACAACATCAGCGATATCGGTAATATCACCAATTAGCCCGCCTGGCGCTAGAACTTCATCTTCAGCAAGACCGCCCAATGGTGTTGAACCATCGGGCGTGTAGCCATCCGAGTTATTGCCCTGTAAGTCCAGAAGCATCTTGGCTTCCAGACTTTGAGCGAGGGTCAGGCCTCCAGCGCCACGGGCAATCTTTTGCGCTTCGGTATCAAGCCTAACCTGCGCCCCACGGCCTGGGTTTGGTGCCATATCAGCAGCCTCCTAGCGGCCGTAGACGACGATGGTTACTGCGGTAGACGGCGCAGTCTCGAACGGACCCGCAGTCAACAGCAGCGTGCCCTTGGACCGCTTCACCAAGACAGTGCATCCGGTCAGAGTCTTAGCCGTGACGCCGCCACCCACATACTGATCGCTCACCCACGTCGGGTTGATGCGAATGTCCAAGACCTCAGTAAAGGCGGATGAGAAGGTGAAGGTAGCGATGCCGCTGGTGTTGCTGGTGGCGGTGTAAATTTCGATGCGAGTTGGAACGCCGGCAGGGCCTTGCGCACCAGTGGCGCCCGTCGCTCCCTGAGGGCCAGTGACACCCTGCGGGCCAGTGGCGCCCGTATCGCCTTTGGCGCCAGTAGCCCCGGCCGCTCCAGTGTCCCCCTTGGGACCAACAGCGCCTATCGCACCAACGTCACCCTTGGGACCGGTGGCGCCAACGGCGCCAGTCGCGCCCGTGTCGCCTTTTGGCCCAGTTGGTCCGACAGAGCCAGTAGCTCCGGTATCTCCCTTAGGGCCTGTAGCTCCAGCAGGACCGACAGCACCTGCTGCGCCAGTATCGCCTTTCGGGCCGGTGGGGCCAGCGGCTCCTGTCGCTCCGGTGTCGCCCTTTGGTCCAGTCGCACCAGTGGAGCCAGCGGGGCCGGTGGGGCCTACAGCGCCAGTATCACCTTTGGCACCAGCAGGTCCGGCAGCGCCAGTAGACCCGGTGTCACCTTTGGGACCAGTAGGACCAGCAGGGCCTTGGCTCCCAGCAATCCCTGTATCGCCCTTAGGTCCGGCAGGACCAGTCGCACCCGCCGGCCCCGGCACAGGCGCCTTCTGCTCCAACACCCCAACCCGATCCGTCAGCGCCAACCGCGCGTCACGACCGGTATTCAGTCGGTTCGTAACCTCGGCGAATGCAGCCGGGATCGGGTCCATATTGCCATGGGCAGCCTGCGCCGAGAGAACGTCTACCGGCTTCACTTCATCAGGATTGTCGCTCATGCCTGCCTCTGCTGAACGCCAGCCGTGTTGCGATAGAAGCCGCCGACAGGGACGCCAGCAGCCGCAGCCGCCGCGTCATTGGCCGCAATGGGGAACAGCGGCGTAATCAACGGGTCCAAATCAATCCCGCCATCAGGGTTCGGCTGACTGGGCGTTCCGTAGTTATCCAGCGTCGTCACGGCATTGCGAGCGTCCAGATTGCCCTCCTGCGAACCGCTCACCGCACCTCGCGCGGCAGCCTGTGCGACCCCTGACAGGACCACTTGGGCGCCATGCCCACTATCGGATGCCATTGCTGGATTCCTTTCGCGAAGATGAGTAAGCTAAGCCCATGCCCGCCATGATCCTACAATGCGCCATGACTTGCATCTTCTCTTTCGTCGGCTTCTGGTGGGCATACGATATGCCGAACACCGCAGCACGAACACTCGCCGCCGTTATAACAGGATTTGGCGGCATTTGGCTCACCATGTTTGCATGGGCATGGGTGCTGCACGGCTGGAAAGCCGCCCGCACCCTGTCCATGGACTAGTCATTGATCTGCGCCAGCCCCTGCTGAGCGAGCAGGTTGTTCCGCAGGCCGGAGATGGCCTGGCGGGTGCCGGGGCGGACGGCCTGATTGCGCAGATAGGACTGCATCAGCGGGTTAACGTAGGCGGCGCGAGCAATGGCTGGCAAAGCCAGGCCACCAATGGCACCGACACCAGCACCAATCGGCCCGCCGATCATGGCGCCGACAGCCGAACCGCCAGCTGAGAACCCGCCGCCAGTCAAAAGCTGATTCATCTGCGTGCGGCCCGCCGTGCCGCTATCGGGTGGGGCACGAAGCACGCCCTGGCCAATACGCGCCAGCTCGTTTAGATCACCCTGACCGCGCGCGTATCCTTGGCCGGTACTCTGGTTGACCGCGCTGCGGAGGGCCAGAGGACTGATATTGCCTTCAGCAGCCCCGGAACCAGCGCCGCCAACTGCTTTCTCAGCCACCATAAGGTTCGCATACTCACGCCGTGCTTGCTGCCACTCGGCCTGATCCGCCGGGCTGATGCTGTCGTCCATGGCAGTGCGCAGACGACCACGAATATCGCTCAAAGCCGACCGCAGGTCGCCGTTAGACGTGCTTCGGATATTCCGTCCAAGCTCACTATCAAGCTGACGGTAGGAATAGCCAGGAACCGTTCCGATTACGCTATTTGGCGTGGTTACAGATCCAGTGGGGATCTGATTCGGAGTCATCATCCCACGAATCTGCTCAATCCGCGCGCGAATTGGACCACCCACCTCAGGCGTCAGAAAGCGCAAGCTGCCTTCGATATTCCGAAGGTCAGTATCTACACCAGAGGTGAAATTCATGGTGTTACGATTGGCCAAATCCCCAATCTGGCCGCCAATACGCGCTCGCTCCCGGTTCAACACGTCAGGGCCGGCATTGTCCGCCACAGCTCCCGCCCGACTGAGAACCGCACGGTTAAATGCCTGCTGCTGCGTCTGAGCAAACGCCGCCTCAGCTCCAGACGTGCCGGGCAGCTGAGCAAACGATCCCTCCATGTTCTGAAGAACACGCGATCCCGTCGCCTGCCCAGCGGACAGCGGAATGCCCTCCCGCTCAGCAGCCGCCACCAAGGCCGCCCGCGCCGGGCTGAGGGTGTTGGTCACAGGCGAGATCAGCCGTGCCGCACCCGCAGCGCCAAAGGGCAGAGCTAGTGTAGCTGCTACACCAGCTAGCGGGCTATTCGTAGCTTCTCTTACTGCGCCGCCCAAGGCACCACTAGCCAGCTGGACCACAGGCAGTGCGCTGAGAGAACTACCCACTCGTTCGAGAAGCCCCCCCGCCTGAGCATATCTGGACGCCCCAAGCGCGGGCACCAAAGTCGCAGCCGCATCGACTGCGCCAGTCCCCGCCCCGTAGGCTGCCCGCTCCAAAGTCCCTTGAGGCTCAGGCGCCTTGCCGGTGATCCCACGGATGCCACGTTGAATACTGGCCGAGCCACCAAACGCATCCTCTGGCACCGGCACGCCAATGGCGCGCAAGCCCTTGCCAGCCAGATCCACCGGAGCGCCCAGAACATCAGACAAGCGGTCATTCACGCCAGCCGCAGCCTGCGTGGGAATCGCCATGGCCTGCTCTGCCAAGCCACGCTGTGGTGCAGCCTGCTCGGCCGGCATGTTCTGCCGGAAGTATTTCAATACCTCATCCTGAGACGCCCCATCAGGCGCGGTGATGACGAACTTCCGGCCATCCGGTGCGGAGATTTCGAAATCAGGCATTTACTGCACCGGGCGGATAGACCACCCGCCTCCCTGAGCGGAAGCTTGCGTGGTGGTCGTGGCTGGGGCCGGGCTGGATTCACCACCAGACCCGCGCCCCACCGAAGCCGGAACGTTGGTGAACGGCGACACGTCCGTTTCAGGCAGACCGTTCTCAGTGCGGCGCCGATTGATCAACTGCGTGCGGTAGCGAATCGCCCGCTCGTTCAACCGCTGCAATTCTTCCAAACGCTGCTTCACCACACCCGGTGAGTTGATGTTGTCCATCAGTTCAGCCGCCGCTCGCTGAGCATCGCCATCCGTCTGCACGCCCTTGTTGAGGCGAAGGCTGTCATTGACAATGCGCGTCATGGTGGAGCGGTAAGACTGAAGGTTCCGGCTGTTCTCAGTGTCAGCGCCGAAGAAATTAGCGCCAGTATCGATGGCATTACTGACCAAGCCGAAGTTCAGCTTACCGCTATCGATCTGGCCACGCAGCGATGCCAAGTCGGACGAGATGCCAGATGCCGTCTGAATGGCATCAATGTCCTCTTGCTCGGCCTTCTGAATGAAGGGCGGGATAGGAGCACCAGTCCGACGAGCAGACGCCATGGCGCGGGCCTGCTCAGGGTCAGCCGGGCCACCCGGAATTGCCTCAAGCCCACCTTCTGCGGTCGCCCGGTAACCCGGCGGAATACCTTCACGAGCCGCAGCGCGCCGCGCGGCCTCATCTTGGCGCTGAGCCGTCTGCTGCTGAAGCCGCAGCAACTCAGCCTGCCGAGCGTTGTCCGCAGCCCGATCAGCCGCCATGGAACTCTGCTGATTCATCTGCATCATCAGCCCCGGCACCGCACCAGGGTTGGTCTGAGCAGTCACAGCCAGAAGGCGGCGCTGTTCTGGCGTCAAGCCACCAGAAACAGGCGCAGCGGCAGGCGGCGCTACGCCCTCATAGGCGCCATTGAAACCGGGATTAGCGCGGAAAGTCGTGCCAACTGGTTGCCCGGTCAAAGCACTGGCTCGCTGCATGCTAATCTGACGCATCGCCTCCTGCTTCTGCTCAGGAGTGAGGTTTGGATCTTCATTGATCCTATCACGCTCAGCACCAGCAGAAACGTTGTCGGCTCGCACTGCCTGACTACCGTTACCACCCTGATAGGTGCCGGGAGTAGCGGGGGTTACAGGTGCGGCGGATGGCATCGACACAGGCGTGTATCCCGGCGTCGCGCCACCCATAGATGCGCCACCAGCAGCAGGAACACCACCGAACAGGCCAGCCAACGCCTCGCTCTGGCGCCGCTTCTCTTCGATCTGCAACCGCTGAAACGTCGTCAGATCCGACGCCGCCACAGACTTCAGGCGCTCCAAGCCAGGGAACTGCTCGGGCAGATCACGGCCGAATCCGGCCGCCTGCAACCGCTGACGCTCCTGACCCCAAGCCGCTGCCGCCTGATCTTCTGGCATCCCGACCAGCTGGCGCGCCAAGCCAATGCGGGCCTCCGTATCCCGCTGATACGTCTGCTGCTGCTGGTCCTGCTGCGCGTTCTGCATCAGAAGCTGGTTGCGTTGAAAGCCTTGCACCTGAGCATCCACGCGCGCGGGATCGAACAGGATGTTGGGCGATGCAGACGCAATGGGGCCAAAGGTCGCCATTAGTAGACGCCTCGCGTCTGGCTATAAGTCTGCGGCGCCAAAGCGTTCTGCTGCTGAAGGGCATCCGTCCGCTGCTGATACTGGTAGTTGTTCATCCCTTGCCCGATGGCGTTGCCGATGCCGGATGTGGTGTTGCCATAGATGCTGGCCTGCGCGCTTCCCAAGCTGGCTTCAGTCTGCGCGATACCGGCGGCCGCTTGTGCCCCAGCCGCCGCCGTGCCTGCCGCCGACGCCTGCCCAAGCTGGGTCATGCCCATCAGCCGGTTGTAGTAGGTCGTGAAGTCCTGATTGGCGAGGTTAGCGCCTAGCTTCTGCTCAGCCGCCAGCGTGGAGCCAGACCGCAGCAAACCACGCGCCGCAGCGCCTGTATCGACAGCCTTAAGACCTTCCGATACCTGATAGCCATACCCAGGCGAGGACTGGAAATTGGCCATCGCCGTGTTAGCGGCTTCCTGCCCGTTCAGCCCCAGCAGGTTCTGAGCCGGGGCCAGAGCGTTGACGCCAGCCTGCGTGAATGGCGCCAGGTCAGCGCGCGTCTGGGCCTGTTGCCGCTCCTGTGCGGCAATCGACTTGTCTGCGGCCTTGCTCGTGGCCTTGGACTGCAAAGCCCCACCCACAACGGTGGCAGCCCCTAGCGCGGCGGCGCCCCACGGCATCTCTCAGCCCTCCATCTCAAGCTGGTGTTCTTCGTGAATATCCACGTCCTCGCCCTCAGCCATGGCGTGCAGGCAAAGCACCAGCGTGCCATCCACCAGCGTTTCGAAGCGATGCTTGGCTCGCGCCGCGATCTGGACCGCACATGGAGCGGTGAACTCGCCCATGAACTCGCCGTCCTTCCAGATGGCGACAGCGCCAGCCGCCAGATAGGAGATGTGGTCGTAGGTGTGGGCGTGCTGAGGGATCACGGTGCCGGCCTTGGCGCTGAACATCTCCTTAACGAAGACGCCGCCATAAAGGTGGACGTTGCCGACAGGCTGTTGAGTGGCTTCCATCATGCTGCCGCATCCCTCAGAGTGATCACAAGATTAATCCTCTCCACATTACCAGCATTAGTGATGGAATGCGGCACCAGATTATCGAATTCCCAGATTTCGCCCTCTCGGAACACCACTTCCTCATCCAAGGTCGTGTTGATGCACCGCACATTAGTCTGAAGCGGCACATAGAACTTCCGATTGTAGTAACGCGCCGTCCAGGCGGCACCATCCGTGTGGGTCTTGATCTCGCCCCCTGCCGGAATGCGCGAGATGAGACAGGTTCCCAACTCGACACCCCGAAACGTCGCCATGAGGTTGAAGGCAATCGGATGCACAGCCGATAAGGCGTGCCAGGCGTCATAAAACGCGCAATGACCCTCGCCCAGGTAAGATTCCGGTCCAGTCAGCGTTTCGCGCGGGAAATACCGGAGCCAGATGTCCGATGTGCCCTGCATGGGGCCGTCATCCCGCTCCGTGCGCTCCCGATACTGGTCCCACAGCTCTGGCGCAGCGTTCAACTGCGCCATGATGGGCGAAACGTCCAGACCCTCATGCACACGGGCGAAATACTTCATCAGCCCAGCCTCACATACCACCGGACACCGCCTGCATCGGCCGCATTCGGTAGATTGAACGTCATGGAGCCGTCACCAGCGCCAAACGTCGTGCCGTAAAGCGAAAAAAGCCCCGGATTGTCCTTCCGGCTCACAGCAGAACCGTCTGCACGCGCAAAAGCCTTGCCAGGATCTGACAGGCCTGCCGGAAATGGGTAAAAAGCGCCGACAGAGCCAAAAGAAGGATCGGATGCGACGCCCAATTGATCGAAAAACGCCGCCCAAGGCTCGGAAACGGTCTGTTTTCCTGACTCCGCCAGTGGTTCAATGGTGGGCGGGCGCAACATCAGGACTCTCCAACCTGGATATCGGCATCTGCGCCATAGAACGTCACGATATCCTCAGCTTGCAAGCGCAAAACCCGCTGCCGAAAGCTACCCATGCGCGTACTGAACACCCGCTTGCGGTGATCGCCAGACGCACCGCTGCTCATGAAGCGGGGTGTCGTGAAATCCCGCCCGCCGTTGTCCGACCAGTCCAACTGAATAGACGGATTGACTGCGAGAGTGCCGGAATCCAGCTCCACTTCGAAGCGGGACATGAACGCCCGCTTGGTATCAGCCCAGATCGGCGGGAAACAGGCGATGCGTCGCAGCGTCACGCCCACGTCGTTGCGAGTTTGCGGGTCCAAGCCAAACACCACGGCGCTGAATCCATCGCCAAAGATCGCCGTGCCACCGAACTGGGCTGAGCAATCTGCCCGCCACCGCCCCGCCCCACCCGCGCCACTGGCCCGCCGATGCCATTGCTTGGTGGCGGCATCGTAAACCCAAGTCCGACCCTCAGATCCATCAGCGCGCTGAAAGCTCAAGGCATAGAAGTAATGCCCCGTTTGAGAATACGCCAATCCAGAGGTAAACCGCACCTCGCCAAAGTCGCGAATCCATTCCTCAATGGCGTGCGTGCTGATCCTCTGGGCCGTGTACCCACTGGACCGATAGATGATACCGTTGGTGCCCAGCCAGACGAGCGAGTTATCGAACTCCGCCACCGTCGCCGCATTGGACGTGCCAAATGGAATATCACCGCCAGACCGCCGCTCGAATGGAGCATTGGCGTTGCCGGTGACGAACCACACCTCAACGCCCGTCTCACCGAACAGCCACAGCTCGCCACGATGGAACATGGCTCTCTTCAGCACATTCGGGCGCGCATCGGCACTGGCGAAGGACAGACCATCATAGGTGTCAGCGTCCAGCAGGTTCGACCAGAAGAACTGATCGCTCCCGATATCATCGGCCGTGAACACCCAATACCCGGCGATGTAGGTCACGCTGGATGCGCCAGGGAACGGCTGATCCGAAGTTCCGGTAATCTGACGCAGAGTGGAAGATGCCGAGTGACTAGCCACCCAAGCATTCGGCGGAATACACACCACCACCGTGGTTGGTCCCACAGCAATGGTGGGGCGTCCTGAACCGGTGACGGTGCCGATGGACACCGCCCCACCCTCGGCCGTGTAGCGGATGAACTGGTTTCCAGCCACGGCATAAAGCCTGCCGGGCTGGTCGGAATTCAAAGCCCGGATGGCGCCAGTCTCGAACGTGAAGACAGCCGCCAAGCCTGGCGTGCTCTTGATGATGGCCTGCGAGCGCGCTTCCGGTGGGGCCTGCTCCACATAGAGATTGACCAGATCCTGCGCATCCGCCGGCAGGCTGTTCAACTCGTAGGTCTGGGTCGGGAACGGAATGCGCTGCATTACGGCTCCTGCGGACGCGTTGCCGCCTCCTCCAGCTCAGCCACACGGCGCCGCAGGCCCTGAACCACCGGCCACAGCAAGGCCAGCATCTCGTCAGAGCGAAGCCCCATCAGATCAGCCTCGGGGTCATGCACGAAGCCAGCGAAGTCCTCCGTGTCGATACCTTGCTCGTCCAGAACGCGCTTCACATCCTGCGCCACGAAGCCGGTATGCAGGCGCTTGCCATCCTTCATGCGATAGGTGCTGGCGGGAATCGCGTCCACCAAGGCGCCAGCGGCATTCTCAGAGAGAGGCGTAATGTCCCGCTTCTCCCGCTCATCCGACGTGTTGATGGTGCCAGAGGCTGCGTAAATCTGGGTCCATCGGAACGATGCCGCGCCGAGAGAGAAAGAGTTGTCGGTCTCAGGCAACAGCAACGCCGTCGTCGTGCGTGCCGCCGTCAGATGGATGGTGCCGGCGCCAGGCGTGCCATCGATACCGCCATCCGCCGAGATACGGGCATCGTACAGGTTGCCATTGCCGCCCGTGCGGAAGTCAACGACACGGACGCCAGTGTCCTCGTTGCCTAGCGTCAGGTTGCCCTGAATGGCAGCATACTGCGCGTTGATAACGGCGTAGGGGAGGGCTGTCGTGCCGATGCTATACATACCAGCACCGAGAGGCAGCAGGTTCGGCGTGTTGATGCGCGCGGCTTCGACAGTCAGAGTACCAGCGCCAGGCTGGCCATTCGTGCCGCCACTGGCCAAGAGACGAACGTCATACTCGTTGTTGTTGCCGCCCGTGTGGAAATCCACGGCGCGCGGTCCCAAGTCAGCGGTGCCAATCTCCAAGTTACCCTGGATCGAGGCATACTGCGTGTTGATCTCAGAGTAAGGCAGGCTAGGCGTGCCGATAGTGGCTCCACCAGCGCTCACAGGCAGCAAGTTGCTGGTCGAGACGTTGCGCGCCTGAATCAGCAGGTTGCTACTGCCGGTCTGCCCCTGAGTGCCGCCGCTCGCCAGCAACCGTACATCGAAGTCGTTGTTCAAGCCGCCGACATGGAAATCGTAGTAAGAGCCGCCCTCGGCCGTGTTACCAGACGAGAAGTTATCCGCCACTACAGAGCGGACATACAGCGTGTCAAAACGCGCCTGAGGCGATCCGATGCTATAGAAGTTGGTGGTGCCAGGCAGAATGTTGGTGGTGATCAAATTCCCAGCATTGAACACCATGTCGCCCAGGCCACTGGTGCCGTTCACACCACCCTGCACCTGAATGCGGGCATCGAAATCATTGGCAGCGAAACCGCTGCTGTGGAAATCGATGTAAGGCGTCGTCGCCAGATCGCGCCGGCCATGCTCAACATTGCCGTCCGCCGTGATGCGATAGGTCGGAAAGCCGTCCGGCCGGAACTCGAACGGCGTGCAGTTGACCTTTTCGACATACAGGCCGAACTCAGGCCCGGTGCCATAGTTCTCAATGCTGAAGCCCGCCCGCACAGCGCCCTGGACGCGGAAGGCGTCATAATAGGGACCGCGCGAATAGTACCCCACCCACGAACCGAACGAGCCGAACGCCACGGCATCATAGGCCGTCAGGCGCGGATACTGGGTGGCAGGATCGAAGGGCGCTTGATCGTTGATCGTGCCAACCTCAAAGGCATGGCCAACCCGCGCCGTACTATTCGGGTACAGCGAGACATTGGCGTTCATGGCCCAGACAGAGGTAATCACACCGACATTCGCCGCCACACCATTCGGCGGTATCTGCCCGGATGACGTGTTGCCGGTCTGATACCACCCGGACACGTTAATCCGCCCGGCAGACCACCCCACAACACGCCCGCTGAACTTGGGCGAGTGCAAGGTATCGATGATCATCCCAAGCTTGAGCTTGGTGAAATCGATGGCATTGCTGAAGGACACGGAGGTGGCGGTGTAAGTGCTGCCAGCATCGGTCGTGTGAACCGGCGGCGGCGCGATGTTGTCCGCATACAGCGCCACGCTGTCGCGCTCGGTGTATTCAGCCATCTGCTGATCGCTGGTGAAGCCCAGCACACCAGCGCGCCGCTCAGGGTCGCCGTGCAGGCAAATTGCGTAACCCGCCGCCTGATCGTAGGTGCCCCACGTCGTGCGGTTGCGCCGCTCAGACCGCAGCACAGTGCCGCGCAGCAGCCCTTCACCGCCCACGATGGTGGCGCCACTGACCATGTGCCAGTTGACCTGCCGCCCCTGGGTATCGACGGGCTGACTGATCGCATATGCGCCTTCCGGCACAACAACGTCCGTCGCCTCGTTGCAGGCCGCCTGGAACGCCGCAAAGTCATTCGTGCTGCCATCGCCAAGCGCGCCGTAGTCCTTCACGCTGACGGTATCTGACAGCTTATCCTGCACCGGCCGTGTGGTGCCAGAAACGACCAACTTATTCAGGACGTAGCCAGCAATCTGCGCCGGGCTAACCTTATAGGCGTGGGTTCCATCATCCAGCGGGATGGCGCCTGTATCTTGTAGATTGCCCGGATATGGATTCAGGTCCGGGATGCGAACATTAGTCATTGGACCTATACTCCACCAACGGGTTTGATCATGCGTACTCTACAGTCTGGCCATCTTCCCACAACAGCACCGTCCCGTCATCCCAAAGCACAGTATTAGGGCCAACGATCACTTCGCCGTCGCCATCTCCCGGATCTTCCCCACCGCCGTCCCCTGGGTCTTCACCACCACCACCATCGCCCGGACACGGCACGACAATAATGCCGCTGCCTGTGTCCAGATAATACCCATCGGACGTGGTAAGAGCGCAGCCAATGATGTCGTTTGTGCTGCTGAAGCGATGACCATAAGCCGCCATCACGTTGATGACGCCAAAGGCCACCACGGAAGCTTCTGAGGAATCACCCAGCGTTACACGCCAAGGGATCTGCCCTCGGCCATCACGCGTCGTGAAGCCCATCATGTCAAAATAGAACTGCCCGGACTCAAAGGACAGAAATGTGCCGTCCCTCGAATACCCCCGGCCATCACCAAACGAGAAATACGCCGCCATACCCGACGTATTGAGCGGGGTCGTATCCCCATCCCGCTCATAGACGGTAATGAGCAGCCGGACCTTCTCACCCGATGTGATGATGAAATTGCGCTGCGGCGGGGCTTCCAGCGGGCCGTAGGTGCGGCACACCGCGAACGGCAGGGTCCGGCCAGCCATCAGAAGTATTCCACCCGCGTCATCTCGCCCGTGGTCGGCAGGACATTCTGCTGGATGATCATGCGCTCGCCAGCCACCCAGTCATTCGGGTTCGGCGCCTGCAATGCGACTGGCGCCATGAGAACCGTGGCCATCATCACATACGGTTCCTCAATGCCAGGCGGGATATCCACCAACAGCCAGCGCGTGCGACGGCGTCCAGACAGATTGGTATGCACATCGCGGATCTTCTGCACGGCAATGGCCAGTCCCACTGGCCCACTCAAGATCATCAGACGGGCGGTCTTCATCGCGGCATCCATAGCCGCCGGGTCACGCGCGCCACCATACACGGGCGCCAGCTTGGCAACCGCGATGCTGGTGATGGCGTCACCATAGGCCGAAGGCGTCTGGTCAATAGGCCACGTTGCCAGACCCTGCGCCACCAGAGCGCTATAAGCCGATGCCACTTCTGCCTCAGCCTGCTCCTGTGCCTTACGTCCCTGCACGTTCACACGGATGCGCTGCAAGGCAGCGGCATACAGATCCGGCGTTTCTGGCCGGCCCAGCATCGGACCAAGCTGCACGGCAGCGGCCGAGATCACATCGGCCGCCACGCTATAGGGCGTCGCATCCACCGGCCAATCCGCGACACCAGCATTGACCAGCGCATCATGCACGGAGCGGACTGCGTTGTAAGCCTCGATAGAACCACGCTCGCCCAGCATCTGAGCCAGCCGAATCCGCTCTTCAGCAGCCCCAGCGTCCAGCTTCATGTCAGCGTTGTAGATCGGCGCCAGATAGGCAGCCACGATCACCTCAACGTCGGCTGCAAACGCGGCAGGCACCACATCGGAGCTCCAATCCGCCAAGCCCCGCCGGGCCAGGGAGCTGTGAACCTCAGTGACCTTCGCCTCGGCCAAAGCCTGGCCACGGCCGCCGGTCAGCGCGACAGCGCGCGCCTCCTGCATGATCGCGGCATAATTCGAGAACTCGGACACCTTACCGAAGCTCGGCGCCAGCAGGTTGGCGGCCAGCATCTCATAATACTGCGCCATATAGCGCGGGGTCGTATCCACGGCCCAAGTGGCGATAGCGCCCGCTGTCAGACGCTCGTGAATGTCCACAATGGTCGTGAGTGCCGCATCTTGATCCACTGGAGAGGGGTTCTCATCCGATGCGATGATGCCTAGGCGCCGCAATGCTCGAGTGGCCAGCGCAGCCCCCGTCACGGTCGCCGTGGCCAAGCCAGGGGAAGCGGGATTCACGCCCACCATGCGCAGTGCGCGGGAAGCCACCTCAGCGCGCGAGACAGGGGCACTCTGCGCGCCAGCCTGCTCAAACGGAACCGCCATGACGCCAAGGTGGCGCAGCACGGAGGCGCCCATCTCGGCCAGCGTCCGGGTGCCAGACAGGCCAGCACGGTCGGACGGATCAACAACAGTCACGCCAAGGCGGCGCAGAGCCTGTGAGGCCATGCTCGCCTTGGTCGTCGTCCCGGCATCAGTCGGCCGGGATGTGCCCGCCACCAGCGATAGTCCCAGCCTTTGAAGAACTCGCTGGCCTAGAGTCTCGACGGTGACGGGCATACTCGGTTACTTCTTCGCTCGGGGAACGGTCTTGGCATCGCCCTCAGTGGCAGGCGGGTCCTTCGCGTCAACGCGCGTGGTGCCCTCCTCAGCCGGGGTCTTGCCACCCGCGTCAGCCTCAGTGGTCACAACCACATCAGCCGCCGGCTTGCCCGTCAGGGTGGAGCCATCCGGGGTGCTGCCATCGGCAACGGTCCCGTCCGCTTCCAGCGCCTTCTTGGCGAGGGTGTTTTCCTCGATATCGCCACCCATCCCACCGCGCGCGGCCATCTGGGCCTCGCCGGTCAGACGGACCTGGGCGCCACGGCTCGGAAGCCGCTCACCCTCAAGCTTGACCTTCGGTTCAGCCATTGTCATGCCTCCTTACGCGTCGCCAACGCTGGCGCCGAACATGGTGAAGATGCCCTGATCCACCGGGCTATCCGTGTCGTTCGTCGGGTCACGACCGAAGCGCAGCTTGTCGATGCCGCGCATCTCCTGAAGACCAACGCCGTGCATGAAGCCGTAGTCACGCATGTTAGTCGTGGTCTTGGTCTTCTGCGCCCACGCCACGCCGATAGCCTGAGCGCCGCAGAGGTAGCCCGCCGCAACGTCAATGCCACCAGCACCAGCGCCAGCGATCTTGCCCATCTCGGGGATCTCGCGGACGATCACCTGATCCCAGATCAGATCGCCACCCGTGAACAGGGGGTTATCCTCACCGCGAGCCGCCGCGAACTTCTGCGCCTCGTCAATGATCGGGTCAGACTTGAAATCGCGGAAACCGTCGCTGTTCAGGAACAGGACGAACCACTCTTCAGCGCTCTTGGTGCCGCGATTGCGGACCTGAATCGGACGCAGGCGCGGGTTGGCGTTCTTGGCCAGACGCTTGGCGAGGGACACGTTCAAGGCGCCAAACTTGCCGCCGACCACAGCAGCGGTGCCGCCGGTCGCACGCTTGCTCATCACGTTGTCAATGAGCGCCAGCGAGGTCGCCATGTTGTTGGA